AGTTTTCCGGATTGGTCATCGAATTCGCCTAAGAAATAGAGTTTGTAGTCAGCAGGATATTTGCTGAGAGATGTTTGTGGGTCGTTGGCTCCGGTCATAAAAGCCCGGATAGCCTCGCCCTTATGAGTGAAGAGAAAGGGATTTGCGTAGGTTTGTGCTTTGACGTCATAGACTGAAAACATTTTACGTTTCATTTTCGTATCCTCGTTTTAGTTGTGCGATTTTAAGTTTTAAGCACTCATGCTGACGTTTCAAATCGTCAGCAGTTTTCGGATATTCTTCGTGATACTTTTTTCGTCTTGCCCGGATGGTAGCCATTTCCTCCGGGTCCGTCAACTCAAAAATTTTATCGAAGAATTTTGGGGTTTTCATTTTCCGTCCTTGTGGCATCGCCACAAAGTCGTCCGGATAGACATCAGTTTTATGTTTTTCGAGCCAAGCTCGGGCAATTCCCGGTCGACGACTCATGTCGTTGAACTCGGGGATTTTGCCTTGATAATGTTCTTCGGCATTTTTTCCAGTAAATTTTTTCATGATATACCGGGCCGTGTAGGCCGCGGTTTGCCAGTTGAGAGTTCCAACTGTAGTAAAGCCGAAGGATTTGAAATTTTTGTTTTTGCCGGTTCCCCATAACTGTAGCGATTCATCAATCGCATACAGGGGTCCGGCAGGAGTTTGTTTGTAGAAGATTTTATGTTCTGGTAAGAAATCGAAGTTGAAAATGCAGATGTGGTAATGCGGTCGTTGTTTTTTTGAGCCGTATTCTCCGCAAGCGAAGAATCGGATTGTATTTTGCGGGAAACGTCTCCGAAGACGTTTCATGAAGAGTTGGAGGTGCCGTTTTACGAGTGTTCCGTCTTTTGGTAACCATTCTGGTTTATAAGTTAGAGTGACGAAACAGTTAGATACATGAAGAGAAGCTTCAAGATAGCAACGAGTAGCCCACTGACGTGACCTATCGATTCGGCAACCATCGCAACCTCCGCAGGGAAGTTTTATTGCTTCCCGATATTTTGATTCGGGAGCAAATGGATTGTCAAAGACAATTAAGTCTTTGCCGTTCGCTGTTTTAAGATTTGGATGTCTCCATGCAGAGACAGGGCGATAGCAAGGCATAGTCCTCCGGGCGTCCCCTTCGGACTAAGTTAAAGGCGAATACCACCGCGCATAGGACGCGCGGAAGTGTTCTCCATGCGAATTTTATTCGCATTTTTAGAGAAATAATTTCTATCGCCAGATTTATTTTTTCTACGACCGGTTTTATATGTCGTCGCAATGTCTCGTCGCATTATTAGCTCCTTCGCCTAGGTGAATAAGTGATTGATGGTGTTCTTGATGCAGAATATGAGCGAGCAGAATTCACTGCTCCTCGTAATGCGTTAACGGCGCGGACTTGAGGAATAAGGTTGCCAACAGTGCCAACCAGACTTCCGGCGGAATTTTGGAAAAGTCTAAGCCATTCAAGGGCTTTTCCGACCGGTTCTTTGGTCCGCATTCTGGATTCTTGTTCTTTGATTTCTGCATCTGCTTTTGCTCCTCGAGCTTCGCTCTTGGTTAGTTCATTGTTTGCCATCGCCGTTGCTAATTCGATTCCTCGAATTCGCGTGTTTGCATGAGGATTTTGAATTGTTGGCATAGCGCCGGAGGGAGTAGAAGCTCCGCCGTATTTTGCCGACAGAACCGGATTGAGGTTTGCGGCGCGGAGATCTGCGACCTCCCTTTGGTGTGCCGTTGAGGACATTCGCTCTTGGAATGCCATTTGTTCTCGAGCCAATGCAGTATTAGCTCGATTTGCTTCTGATGCGCCTTTGTAGGACAACGCGGAAGAGAATACGTCTCCCGCTAGTCCTGTGATTCCGGAGAACCAATCCATGATGGTTCCTTTCTAAGTAATATCGGGTCCGGAGAGTATTTTTGCGTAAATACTTCCCGGAACCCGATAAGGATTTCTGAATTAGAAATGATCGATATAACCCGGAACACTGTACACCGGCATAGGACGAGCAGTTTTCGATTCGATGTACGAATCGAAGATAAAATGAGGCTCGTCTGTGACCGCGATCACGCGGTCGATTGGCGGATTTTCTTCGATGAAAGCGCTATTAAGCGTAGGCAACGCTTCGAATTTTTGCGACAGATGCCAGATATCAAGAGACGTAGCATCTGACGAACGAAGCTTGCCAGTGATTTTGCTCGGGTAATAACGATATTCGGCCCATCTTTCTTGATAGCCGAAGATTGCATCGTCCGCAGTGGTGCCTTGAGCATAAATTTCTTTGTTAAGAACACCCTGCTCCCCGAGATGTGAGAGAGCCGGCCAGTAGAAATCGAATCTGGACCGGCGTGAGAACATTTTGGGAATCCCATTCTGGTATGTCAGGTCCGCCCGGACCATGACCATTCCAAAAATGAGAGTATGTTCTGTGAAGGATTTTGTAAATCCATCGTTTGAGAGAGTGACAGTACCGAAAGACGCTAGATTGCCTTGCGGAGTGGTTGCGTAGGTCCCTGTTGGAGATGTTTGCGGGACCGGTGTGATATTTACTTGGGTTGAAGAACCACCCAAGAATTCCGGACGCTGAAGACTAGCATCCGGAGAAGTAACGCCGAAATGCGATTTTAGCATTTCAGTGTAACGAGTACCGCCTCGCGCATCGCGCTCGAGCAGTTTTTGAATTTGGAATGATTGCCGGAGAGAATTGATTGTTCCGGCTGTTGCTTGGCTCAGGTCTGCACGAATGAAAGGATAATTTCCTTCCGTGCTCTTTTCGACGGCATAAACATTTCCTGCTACTGAATCAATTAAAGAATAATTTGCGTAATTCGGAGTATTATTCGCAGAGTCTTTTCCCGTTGTAAAAGGCCCAGCGCCCCATGTTGACGGTTCAGTTTTAGCCAAACCGATTATAGGAGCATAGTCTCCGAGAGGAAGTTCTACGCCTGGACCCTTTTGGGGCCAGGGCAAACATGACGTAAAATAGTCATGTCTTTTATTTCTTTTTTGAAGCGGGTAGAACGTATGAAGGTCCGGACCATCGGTAAGAGGAACTGCGATAGGGTCCTGTAAATTTTGGTCACGAAAAAATTCGTTCCAAATTAACGAATATCCCCTGTGCCATAAAGCACTTATGGAGATATTTGATACGCCAGTAGGAATGCCGAAATAATCGGCAAGACTACCTACGGCGTAACCGCCAGCCGGCGGAGTCATTTGCGGGACAAGATAGTCCGTAGAAGCTTCGGGTGCATCTTGTTCCCCCATCATCCGCTTGAAGTTTTCCCAAACTAAGCGATAGGGTACGGCGAAATAGAAACTTTCGAGAAATAGATTGTCCATGAAGGGCGTAATCGGTGTAGCGAGACGAGCGAACATTGTCGCTTTGACGTTAAATGTGTCTCCGGGCAATGCCTCGTCGACATAGAACGGAATTAGGTATCCCGCGTCAAATGTTGTCTTATAACCGTGTGTCCGGTCGAACGTCGACCGTGGTATCTCAGCTTTTGGAACTTGTGAGAACTGATGTTTCATCACGGATTTCATGATTTTTTCTCCTTTTAGCTATACAAATGCTTTTTTTTTGTGGTCTTCGGATATTGAGTTGGTGTCACTCAGCCTATTGTATATCAAGTAGGGCAATAGGCTGTGTGTTTTCGGGCACGAAAACATGTTATTTGACCCCTGTTTTGGGGTCTAATTTGCCTTCTGACGCATTGTCAGCGTTCGGAAGGGGTGTAGGTGCCTCGGGCACCGTGGCGTCTAAGGGGGCAGGTTTAAGGCCCAATTTGACGCATTCCTCGTGGTTTGCTTCATCAGCGATGAAAGCTACGAGGTTTTCTAAGTTATTTTCGAAGCGATCCCTAAGCTTCGAAGGGAGTAGCTGAAATTGTTGTTCAGCTTTGATGATGTTGTTTTTAGCAGTGAAGTAGTCCGGAGTCTGCGAGAAGTCTCCGTACACGGGTTTTCTTGTCCTAGGGACAAGCGGGTCCACAAGGACACCGGTTTGTACATATTTGGACATGATGTTGTTGATGTCGGCCTCTTGAGCGAAAGACTGTTTTGTCTTGCTCTGGCCGAAGGTCCGGAGGCCCGGAACTAGGTCGAACAGGAATCTGTCCCTGATTCGATGTTGACGATTGAGATTTGAATCAATCGTTTGTTGGATTTCGTTTTTTGCTTGAAGAGCTTTTACGTCTTGGAGTGTTTGTTTTGCTTGTGAGATGTTATCTTTTATTTTTTGAATTGGTTTTGTTTCAGAGATTTGAGCCATTTGGTTTGTCCTCCAATGAGACGATTGGGAGTTGGTTATTTACGAAATCAGAGGCGGTATTCAGATATTCCGGACTCGTGAGTGAGATAAGTTTTCCGGATTGGTCATCGAATTCGCCTAAGAAATAGAGTTTGTAGTCAGCAGGATATTTGCTGAGAGATGTTTGTGGGTCGTTGGCTCCGGTCATAAAAGCCCGGATAGCCTCGCCCT